TAGCCATAACGGGGATTACTTTGCTATCGGCGTTGGCGGTACTGTTACTGGTAAGGGTGCCGATCTACTTATTATTGACGATCCGCATTCCGAACAAGAAGCTAGGTTAGCGCAGGGCGACCCAACCGTCTTTGATTCTGTGTACGAATGGTATACATCAGGACCACGGCAACGTTTACAGCCGGGCGGCGCAATTATTATCGTGATGACGCGCTGGTCAGACAAAGATTTGACTGGCAAAGTACTAAAAAATGACGCGCAAGACTGGGAAGTTATTGAATTACCGGCAATAATGCCATCAGGAAAGCCTTTATGGCCTGAGTTTTGGTCGTTAGAAGAGCTTTCTGCACTAAAAGAAGAGCTTCCACCATACAAATGGAACGCTCAGTACCAGCAAAAACCCACTGGAGAAGAGGGTGCCATCGTAAAACGTGACTGGTGGCGTCGTTGGGAGAGTGATAGACCACCAAGATGTGAGTTTATTATTCAAAGCTGGGATACTGCGTTCACTAAATCACAACGCGCCGACTATTCTGCGTGTACAACGTGGGGAGTTTTCCATTTAAACGAGGATGAGAGTGATGTGAACATCATATTGCTCGATGCTTTGAAGGAAAAGTGGGAATTTCCTGAGTTAAAGGACAATGCCAAGCGAATGTATGACGAATGGGAGCCAGATGCTTGTATTATTGAGGCGAAAGCTGCTGGTGCGCCGCTGATTTTTGAATTAAGACGGATGGGCGTGATGGTTTCTGACTATACGCCGGTGCGTGGTAACGATAAGTTCGTTCGTCTAAATTCCGTTACAGATTTATTTAGATCGGGTAAAGTATGGGCGCCAGAAACCCGTTGGGCTGACGAGCTTATTGAAGAAATGGCGAGGTTTCCAAACGCCGAGCATGACGACTTAACTGACTCCGCGACACAGGCACTGATTAGATTCAGACAGGGCGGATTTTTACGACTAGATTCAGACGAAGAAGATGATGATCTCGGCTTTCGTCGCAAACGGTCTTACTACTAGGAATTAACATGGCTACTAATATAGACAAATCATTGTATCAAGCACCACTTGGTATGGACCAAGATGTGATGGACCCAGAGATTGAGATAGAGATTGAAGACCCAGAGTCAGTAACTATAGGACTTGGTGGATTAGAGATTCAGATTGAGCCAGATGAAGAATCAACTGATGACTTCGATGCAAACTTAGCTGAGTTTATTAGTGAAGATGAGTTAACTACGATAGCTACTGATTTATTATCTGATTACGATGATGACGTATCGTCACGTAAAGATTGGATGCAAACATACGTTGATGGTTTAGAGCTATTAGGTATGAAGATTGAAGAACGTGCTGAACCTTGGGAAGGAGCATGTGGTGTATATCATCCCCTTTTATCTGAAGCTCTGGTCAAGTTCCAAAGCGAAACGATCATGGAAACTTTTCCTGCATCGGGTCCTGTCAAGACGCAGATTATCGGTAAAGAAACGCGTAAGAAGAAGGAAGCTGCGGAAAGAGTAAGAGATGATATGAACTATCAGCTCACAGAGAAGATGCCTGAGTATCGTCCAGAGCAAGAGCGTTTATTGTGGGGCTTGGGTTTATCAGGTAACGCATTTAAGAAAGTTTACTTTGATCCATCATTGAATAGACAAGTAGCTTTATATGTACCAGCGGAAGATATCGTTGTGCCGTATGGTGCGAGTGATTTGGAGTCAGCACCGCGTGTAACACATGTGATGCGTAAGACACAAAATGAATTAAGAAAGTTACAGGTAGCAGGATTCTATAGAGATATAGAGTTAGGTGAGCCAACTAATACGTTGGATGATGTAGAGAAGAAGATTGCAGAGAAGATGGGATTCCGTGCTACTGCGGATGATCGTTTTAAAATTCTTGAGATGCAAGTAGACCTTGATCTTGAAGGCTACGAAGATAAAGATGAAGATGGTAATCCAACAGGTATAGCATTGCCTTACATCGTTACGATTGAAAAAGGCACAACAGAAGTTTTAGCTATTCGTCGTAACTGGCATCCTGATGATGAGATGAAACAGAAGCGTGTTCATCTAGTTCACTATCCATACATACCGGGCTTTGGTTTCTATGCGTTTGGTTTGATTCACTTGATTGGCGCGTTTGCTAAATCAGGTACATCAATCATTCGTCAGTTAGTTGATGCTGGTACGTTATCTAATTTACCCGGCGGTTTAAAGACAAAGGGTATGCGTGTTAAAGGTGATGACACACCTATTAGTCCCGGCGAATTTAGAGACGTTGATGTAGCGTCAGGCACCATACGCGATAACATTTTACCTCTGCCATACAAAGAGCCAAGCCAAGTATTGTTGACTCTGATGAATCAGATCGTAGAAGAAGGTCGTCGATTTGCTTCTGCTGCTGATTTAAAAGTATCGGACATGTCTGCCAACTCTCCAGTTGGTACAACACTAGCTATATTAGAGCGCACATTAAAAGTGATGAGTGCAGTACAAGCACGTATTCACTATGCAATGAAACAAGAGTTCCGCTTGTTAAAAGAAATCATTGCTAACTATACGCCTGAAGAATATAGCTACGATCCAGTTGATGGTCCACGTAAAGCTAAGAAGTCTGATTATGATTTAGTGGAAGTAATGCCAGTGTCTGATCCTAATGCGGCAACGATGTCGCAGAAGGTTGTGCAGTATCAAGCAGTCATGCAAATGGCTCAAGCTACTCCACAGATATACGACATGGTTGAATTGAATCGTCAGATGCTTGAAGTGTTAGGTGTCAAGAACATTGGTAAGTTAGTGCCGAGTGCTGAAGATCAGAAACCAAAAGACCCTGTATCAGAGAACATGGCTCTATTAAATATGAAGCCTGTTAAAGCATTCGTGTATCAAGATCATGAAGCGCATATAGCTGTACATACAGCAGCTATGAAAGATCCAAAACTAGCTGCGATTATTGGTCAGAATCCACAAGCTCAAACAATCATGGCAGCAGCAATGGCTCATATTAATGAACACGTTGCATTCCAATATCGCAAAGAGATAGAGGAAATGATGGGCATTCCTTTACCAGAGATGGACAAAGAGATGGAGCCAGAGATGGAAGTCGAGATTTCCAGAATGATGGCTATGGCTGGACAGAAGTTGTTACAGAAAGATCAAGCGGAAGCTGCTCAACAGCAGGCGCAACAAGCAGCACAAGATCCGGTTGTTCAGATGCAACAGCAAGAATTACAAATCAAGGCACAAGAAGTCGAGATAAAGAAACAAAAACTTTTGATCGATGCAGCAGCAAAGCAAGACCAAATACGGGTCGAAGAAGAACGCATTGCAGCACAGAAAGAAATTGCAGGTATGCAGCTCGGAGCCAAAGTAGGCAAAGACAAAGCAGACTTGGAATCAAAGCAGCAAATGGAAGGACTGCGTTTAGGAGCAGAAGTTGCACGAACCAATGCTCAGATGGCGCAACAAGAAAGAGTATCAATACGACAGTCTCAACAATCCAACAAACCAAAGAAGGGTGAATGATGGATAGAGCGTTAGAAGTAGTAGTAGAAGAAATACGAGAGAAGCGATCTATGGTGATTGATGCTATGGCTCGTGGAGCAGCAAAAGATTTTCCTGAGTATCAAAAACTATGCGGAGTAATACAAGGCTATTCCGCCATAGAAGGCTACATCCTTGACCTTGCAAAATCTATGGAGCAATCTGATGAGTGAAATCCTAATCGGTTCAAACCCCGATAGTCTGGATGCAACAACACTGCCGGAAACAGCAGAAGAAAAAGCGAAGCAACTTCCTGAACCAGTTGGTTATCACATCTTGGTAGCGTTACCGGAAGCGGAAGAGAAGTACGACAGCGGTCTAATCAAAGCGGATGAAACCCGTCGTTACGAAGAAGTACTGGCAACAGTATTTTTTGTAGTTAAGGTAGGACCTGATGCATACAAAGACCCAGTAAAGTTTCCAACTGGTCCTTGGTGTAAAGAAGGTGACTTTGTTTTAGCCAGACCAAACTCTGGTACGAGATTGAAGATACACGGTCGCGAGTTCAGACTTTTGAATGACGACACAATTGAAGCTGTAGTTGATGATCCGCGTGGAATAAGCCGCGCTTAAGGAGATTATATGAACGAAGAGTATAAGTTCCCCGATGAAATCGAGGAAGATCAAAAGAAAGTTTCTGCTGAAGCGCAGGAAGATGATTTTGAGTTGGAGATTGAAGACGATACCCCAGAGCTAGATCGTGGTCGTAAGCCTCTACCAAAAGAAGTTCGTGAGGAACTTGAGAATGATGACTTGGAGAAGTATACCGAGGATGCTCAAGCTAAATTACGAGCATTAAACAAGGTTTGGCACGATGAACGTAGAGAGAAAGAACAGGCTTTACGTGAGCGCCAAGCTGCTGAAGACATGGCAAAGCGCATGTTGGAGGAGAATAAACAGCTTAAATCAAGACTTTCAAGTGGCGAGCAAAGCTATTTAAACACCTACAAAAATGCTGCTGAGTTAGAGCTAAATGCTGCAAAACGTGCATACAAAGAAGCGTATGACATGGGAGATGCGGATCGTTTGGTAGAAGCGCAACAGCAAATCGCTGATGCTAATTACAAACTTCGTCGTGCGGAAGAATATGTTCCGTCTAGACATGAAGAAGAAACTGAGGTACAAAGCGTACCTGAAGCTCAAGTGGCTCGTCCTGACCAAAGGACTATTGCGTGGCAAGAGCGCAATGACTGGTTCGGTAAAGACGAGGAGATGACAAGTCTTGCACTTGGCTTACACCAAAAGTTGGTGAAGCAGTATGGTGCTAGTTACCCATCTACTGATGAATACTGGCAAAAAGTTGATGACACAATGAGGCGTCGTTTCCCCGATTATTTCGAGGATGATCAACAGCAGGAAGACGAAGCGCCGCGTACAAGACCGCAGCGTGTGGAAAGAGTTTCAACGGTCGTGGCTCCCGCGACGCGTAGCTCACCGTCCAAGAAGGTGAAGTTAAAGCAGTCAGAGGTAAATATTGCCAAACGGCTTGGGTTAACTCCTGAGCAATATGTCCGTGAAAAACTAAGAATGGAGGCCAACAATGGCTGAAAGTAGAACACCCCGTAGTTTAGAGACGCGTACCGTAGCTGAACGTCCCAAGCAGTGGGCGCCAGCAGAACTCTTGCCTGAACCAGACAAGCAGCCCGGTTTTGCGTATCGTTGGATTCGTACTTCGACTTTGAATACGCTGGACCCACGTAACCTTTCGGCTAAACTCCGTGAAGGTTGGGAACCAGTCAAGCTAGAAGAACAGCCACAATTCCAACTGCTAGTTGATCCATCAAGTCGTTTTAAAGACAACGTTGAGATCGGCGGATTGTTGTTATGTAAGACGCCAATAGAGTTTGTGGAACAAAGGAATGCTCATTTCCAAAAGCAATCCGATGGACAAATGGAGGCGGTAGACAACAGTTTAATGCGTCAAAGTGATCCTCGTATGCCACTGTTCAAAGAGCGTAAATCCACTACGTCATTTGGCGGGGGCAAATAAACTTTTTTGGAGTTAATTATGGCTTATCCTGTCGTAAACGCCCCTTACGGGCTAAAGCCAATCAATTTGATTGGTGGTCAGGTATTTGCGGGTGCTACTCGTACAATCCCTATCGCAAGCGGTGCTACCCCAGCTATTTACTATGGCGACATAGTTAAGTATGCAAACGGCACTATCGTTCGTTCAGTCTTAGATTACAACGACGCTACCTATGATGCAGGTACTGTTGGCGTATTCTTAGGTTGCACATACACCAGCCCAACAACTGGCCAGAAACTCTGGACTCAGTCTTGGACAAGCGGCTTGGTAGTTAACGATGCAGAAGCTATCGTTGCTGACGATCCTGATACTTTGTTCCAAGTAGTTGCTGTAGCTAACAGTGGTTCTAACGTAAGCACGACCGTAGCAGCTTTCGGTCAAACTTTTGTTGGTACTAACTGCTTCCCAGTAACCGGCAATACTGCTAACACTTTATCTGGTGTTTCAGCTACTGGCGTGTGCTTGGATGCAAGCAATGCACGTATTATCACTACAGCTCCATTCCGTATTGTTGCATTGAATCCAGCTACTTTAATTACTACCAGTGCAGTTATTGCTTCTACAGCAACTAACGCAGCACAAACCATTACCGCTGCTAATTCCAACATTCGTGTTGGTATGAACATCACTGGTACTGGCGTAACAGCAGGCACAACTGTGGTATCAGTTTCTGGTACTACTGTAACTGCAAGCGCATCGATCACCGGTGTTGCTGGGAACACTTTGAACTTCGTTGGCGCTCCAGAAGTCATTGTGAAGTTTAACTTTGGCTACCACAGCTATTACAACGCTGCTGGCGTTTAAGGAGATAGATAATGGCTATATCACGCGCACAACTACTGAAAGAACTCTTACCGGGCTTGAATGCTCTGTTTGGTATGGAGTATGCTCGCTACGGCGAACAGCACAAAGAGATCTACGAAACAGAGACCTCCGAGCGTTCGTTCGAAGAAGAGACAAAACTGTCTGGCTTCTCAGCCGCACCAGTCAAAAACGAGGGTTCAGCCATCGCTTATGACAACGGTCAAGAGGCATGGACTGCTCGCTATAACCACGAAACAATCGCTCTGGGTTTCTCCCTGACCGAAGAAGCAATTGAAGATAACTTGTACGACTCTTTGTCTGCTCGTTATACAAAAGCTTTGGCTCGTGCAATGGCATACACTAAGCAAGTTAAAGCAGCCAATGTTCTGAACAACGGCTTCTCAGCTCAGTACACTGGTGGTGACGGCGTTTCTTTATTCAACGCTAATCATCCATTAGTATCTGGTGGTGTTAACAGCAACGTACCTTCAACCGCTGCCGATTTGAACGAGACTTCTTTGGAAGCCGCCGTTATTCAGATCGCTGCTTGGACTGATGAACGTGGTCTGTTGATCGCTGCTAAGCCACGTAAGTTAGTGGTTCCACCTGCTCTGCAATTCGTTGCTACTCGTCTGCTCGAAACCGAACTCCGCGTCGGTACGAACGATAACGATATCAACGCAATCAAGAACAATGGTTCCGTTTCAGAAGGCTACACCGTCAATAACTTCTTGACCGATACAAACGCTTGGTTCTTAACAACTGACGTTCCAAACGGCATGAAGCACTTTGTACGTAGCCCACTGGCTCAGTCAATGGACGGGGACTTCGACACCGGCAATGTACGTTACAAATCAAGAGAACGTTACAGCTTCGGCTGGTCCGACCCTCTTGGTATGTACGGCTCTGCTGGCGCATAACCTAGTATCTATGCGGTATCTCAAGGGGGCTTCGGTCCCCTTGTTCTTTTTCTGGACTTAATATATCATTACTCGTATCGTATACAAGAGGATGATATGGAATACCCTACTAGCAGAAAAGAAGCAAAAGAATCTGGTGTTAAATACTATTTCACTGGTCAACCATGTGTGCGAGGACATATAGCACTACGCAAGACAAAAGGTTCTTGTGTGGAATGTATGAAGGAAGACTGGGATAAAGATAATGCTAAACGTGGCAAACAACCTAAATCAGAAGCAAGTAAGGCGGCCGCTAAAAGATATTACGAAAAGAACAAAGAAGCGGTAAAAGCTAGAGCCAATGCTCGTCCAGCAGAGGAGCGGCATCGACACAAATATGCTTATAAAATTAAAAATCCTGATTTATATAAAGCCCTGACAAGTGTACGTAAACGTCGTCATCGGGATGCCACGCCCAAATGGATAACTAAAGAACAAAAGTTAGACATGAGAAAACTCTATTTACAGGCAATGGAGTTAACCAAAATAACAAACGAACGATACGTTGTGGATCATATAATTCCGCTTATTTCAGAAGAAATTTGTGGACTTCACGTTCCTTGGAACTTGCGAGTTATTACGCAAGAAGAAAACTTGAAGAAATCTAATAAGCTGCTTGACTCTCCTCTTGTGGCATAGTATAAAACTACTAATCCGGGAAATTTATTTTTTTGGTGCTTGCGAACAGACCCGGCTGACTTTCATGCAGATCGCTTGCACCCAACCGCATGAAGGGACAATTCATCATGGCAGTTTCTACTACCCAAAGTATTTGGCGTTCGGGCGGCGGCGATCAAACTCGTACCGCAGTATGTGGCTCCGGCGTTATGACAGCTCAGTTTTATATTGCTGACGCTTCTGTTGCAACCGCAACTAATGTAACTACATCTTCTACTAACACTGCAACTATCGTGCTTCCAGCAGGCGCTTTGGTTACTGCTGTCATTATCAATGACGCAGGATCAGGCTCTGTAGACTTAGGCACTCGTGGATATACAAGTGGAACAGCTTCTGGCGCTGCTATTGCAAACGGTTTATCTGTTGCTTCTGCTGGCGTAATCACTAGCGGTTTAACTCTTTCTGCTACTACAGAATTAAGTTATCTGACTGTAACTATTGATACTTCAGGCTCCGGTACAGTTGGTGGCTACATTCAGTATTTCGTAGTTGATCCATACGCTGGTCAGCAAAACGTCTAATAAGGAGGCATCACCATGATGCAAACAGACGTAAAAGCCGTACAACTAACCTCTACTGATACAGCGTATGCTGGTCCGACCCGTGTTAAATCGGTGACGATTAGCTACGCTTCAGGGGGTACCGTTGTATTGAAAGACGGCGGTTCTAGTGGCATAACTAAGTTCTCATTTACAGCCCCAGCTACTAACGGTACGGAACATGTTCTGTTGCCGGGTGAAGGCATTAAGTTTGACTCTAGCGTATATGCTACTTTATCTAGCGCAACTATTATGGTGTGCTATGGCTAAGAACCCATCCCTTTCGATTAAACGTGGCGAGAAGCTACCTGTATCTAAAGGGGCGGGTCTTACCGCTAAAGGTCGTGCAAAGTACAACAAGGCTACTGGATCAAACCTAAAGGCTCCACAGCCTGAAGGTGGTCCACGCAAGAAATCATTCTGTGCGCGTATGAGTGGAATGCCGGGTCCGATGAAGGACGAAAAAGGTAGACCAACTCGTAAGGCAGCCAGTTTAAAAAGATGGAAATGTTAAGCATGGAAATGACTTACGTTTGGACCGGCGGATTAACGCTGTTTACTGGTCTATTTGCTTATATAGCGCATGAAAAGTTCTCTGAACTAGCGCGTATTACGATCTTATTGAATAAGACTCGTGAGGAGATTGCCCGTGATAACGTTACTAAAGCTGAAGTTGAGCGCATTACTGACCACATTGATCAACGCTTTAACAGGCTTGAGGCAAAAATTGATCAACTCATTGGGCAAGGAGTAAAAATTGGCTGATATATCCCAGATGCAAGCTAAGATTCGCGAACTAGAAGCTCGTCGCGAAAAGGGCGAAAGCGTTCCAGAACTTGATCGTTTATACGACAAGATGGATGCTATGCAAAACAAAGGCTACGAAGATACCAAAAAGAATCTGAGTGGCGAAACTTTGGTTAATCCAAAAGCAATGCCTACTACGGTGATTAAAAAAGCCAAAGGTGGTTCTGCTTCCAGCCGCGCAGATGGTTGCGCGATGCGTGGTAAGACCAGAGGAAAGATGTACTAATGCCAGCCGTTAGTAAAAAGCAAGAACGGTTTATGCAGGCGGTTGCCCACAATCCTGCATTTGCTAAGAAGGCCGGAGTGCCACAGTCTGTGGGTAAAGAGTTTACAAAATCGGGTGGTGGTATGGCTGAATCTAAAGCAATGGTTAAAAAGGAAGTGGCTTTCATGAAGAAGAAGGGCGCTTCTAAATCAATGATTAAACATGAGGAGTCTGAAATGAAAAAGATGTCTAAAGGTGGTTTGGGTACTGCAAGCAAGATGGAAAAAGTTAAGACTGCTGCTCCTAGCCGTGATGGCGTTGCTACTAAGGGCAAAACCAAAGGCAAGATGGTTGTAATGTCTGGTGCTGCTAAGGGCATGAAATACGGCGGTAAGTGCTAAATGATGGCCTCGCGAGGTATGGGCGCAATCCGTCCTTCCAAGATGCCTGCGGGTGTTAAAAAAGCTCGCAGAGACGACACCGATTTTACTGAGTATAAAAAAGGCGGAGAAGTCTGGGATAAGCCTCGTCCAAAAGACATAGGCAAGCCAAAGAAGTTAAGCCCAGCCAAGAAGAAGGCTGCTAAGGCTGCGGCAAAAGCCGCTGGTAGGTCGTATCCAAACCTTGTAGATAACATGAGAATGGCGAGGAAGTAATGCCGTACACCACATCGACGACAGCATTTAATCCTGATCTCAATGAGTTGATGGAAGAGGCGTTTGAGCGCTGTGGTGTAGAGCTGCGTACAGGTTATCAATTCCGTACAGCTCGCCGTAGTTTGAATCTACTGATTACTGAATGGGCTAATCGCGGTATTAATCTGTGGACTATTGAGCAGGGGCAGATTCCATTAATACAAGGGACAACTACCTATGATCTACCTAATGACACCGTGGATTTATTGGAACATGTTATTCGCACTAATCCCGGACAGATTGGCAACCAAACTGATATTAAC